TAGTTATCGAATGTTCTTGTATCTAGCAACTCAGTAGATTCATCTATTTTTAAATTAAATTCTGTACACATATTTCATTACCTCACTTACAGGTAAATTGTACAAGCCTATTTGACATTAATGATGTCTATATCCCATTTTATTAAATGTAACTTTTTCAAAAAAAACTTCAATCCCTGCATTTTTTAACTTTCTCACTGTTGAAAGCGTATCTACTGTATTTCTTGCAAATCTTGAAATAGATTTAGTCACTATCATATCGATTTTACCATCAAGTGCATCTTGAATCATAGAAGTAAAACCTTCTCGCTTTTTGATGCTTGTTCCGGTGATGCCTTCGTCTGAATACATTCCAGCAAACTCCCAGTCACTTCTTGAATTTATATAGTTTGTATAATAGTCAAGCTGTGAATTATATGAATTCTGTTGTTCATCCAGTTCAGTTGAAACACGAGCGTATCCTGCTACTTTTTTCTTTTTTAGTTCAGCCGAGTCCTCTTGAATGATATCTTGCTTCTTTTCAGGAATAACCGTTACTACTTTCCTTGTCTGCATCTTCGTTTTGGCTCCTTTCGTTCTATCGTTTTCATTGTGTCATCTTTAAAAATGTATTCTAAGTAATCATCGTACACTTTTATATGGTCTACTCTCATTTTGAATTCGTTCTCATCTTCAAAAATCGAAAATGTATATTCCTTTAATTTTTCTTCCGTAATGTATCTAGCCTGACAAGTTTTACTAATTTCATTGCCTTGACATTTCCATATCTTTTTACCATGCAATGTTCTTCTACAAAGTGCTCTTTCACAATGACCACACTTCAACCTTCCAGAAAAGCAAGTAAAGGTTTTCTTAGGCGTATCTTTTGCTTTTTGCTGCATTACATTTTGAACTTCATCAAACATTTCTCTGGCGATGATGGGTTCATGCACCTCTGGCAAAATATACTTTGGTACTTCTCCATAATTTCTATTACATTTTCTTACTCTTGGAGAGTAAAATTGTTGAAGCACTCTATCTCCAATATAAATACGATTCTTCAAAATATCTTTTACTGTTCCTCTTGTGAAATTTTTACCTGTTACTGTTTTTGCAGTTATCAATTCAGATATTTTCTGTGGTGACATTCCATCAAGATATGCTTTATAGATGAACCTTACAACTTCGGCTTCTTCCTCTACAATCTCATAAATATCTCCATCCCAATCGTAACCATAACATCTTGTGAAATGATGATATACCCCATCTTGCATTTGTTTGGTTTTGCCCCACTTAACATTCTGAGATATTGATTCAGATTCTGCTTGAGCATAGGATGCTAATAATGAAAGAACTAGTTCCCCGTCAGAATTGAAAGTCGAAATACGATCTTTTTCAAATCGAACTTCCACATTCAGTGATTTTAATTCTCTGCACGATTCTAATAAGTCCACTGTATTTCTTGCAAATCTTGAGACCGATTTTGTTAAAAGCAAGTCAAATCGACCAGCTCTAGCATCATCCATCATCTTCAAGAATTGTTCTCTACTTTCCGTACTTGTCCCTGTTACTCCTTCATCAACATACACTTGAACAAACTCCCATTCTGGATTTTTCTGAATCATCTCTGTATAATGTGACACTTGATTAGCTAAAGAATGTAGTAAACTATCCGAACTAACAGAAACCCTTGTATAAGCAGCTACTTTTCGTTTTTTAAACTCTTCTTTTAGTAATGGTAATTTAATAATTTTCAAATATAATCTCTCCCTTCGCACTTGTATTAACCCTCTAATTCAAGAACATATCAAGCTTTATTTGATACAATATTTTAAGATTATTTTGTCCATATTTTGTCGTCATTGCCTGTAAGAAAGCCATGTACTCTTCAGGCGTAATGATACCTTTACATAGAAGTTTTACAGCAAAATCCATTGTTATTATGTAATTAATTTGTTCCATAAGAGCCACCTCCTATGTAACAGGCAAAGAAAATAGCTCAATTTTTACCCCTAAAATAAAAAAAGCGCCTGCAAGAGAAATTAATCTCCCACAGGCATTACTTTTAACCTAAAATTTGATTGACTCGTTTTTGAACTGCATCATAGTTATATCCAGCGGCCGTCAGTCTTTTCTTTCTGTCAGCGCCATTGCCCCAATCTCCTCGAATCACCTCTTTAGCGAGAGTATCAATCGATTTTGATGGTGTAGCTTTTCCACCATCAAGGATTTCATTGACTCTGTTTTGAACAGCATCGTAATCGTAACTCGCAGAAATTAATTTGTTCTTTCTGTCAGATCCATTACCCCATAAGCCATTGATGACTTCTCGTGCAAGTTCATCTATAGACTTATTATTTGTTTTAGGATAAATTAATACACCTTGCTCATCATAAACAGAATATCCTTTATGTGAATCAGCACATTTCTCGGCGTTTTCAAAAACGCTAAAAGCTCCTACTTGTGATTTTGAATCAGTCCAAGATTTTCTAACTCGATATAGACCACTTGTTGATGATGATACTGGACCTCCAAGTTCTGCAGTTACTCGTTTTGCCAAATCTCCAAGTCTGGAATAAAGCCAATCACCAGGACAGGATTTGTTGGCAAACCATTTGTGTACAGTAAGTACCATTTCATCTGACTTTGGTGAATAATTCAGCGACTTATTCTTATCACCAAACCAAAGAAGCTTCTTCTTTCCATTTCTCCTACAGATATCGACACAAAGTTTGATTAGCGTATCATAGACTTTACTGTTCATCGCATATGGATGATATGTATCTGATGCACATTCAATCGTAACTGCTCTTTGATCATTGGCATTTGATGAAGAACACCAAGAACGATTCTTTTCTTCTACATACATTCCAATTCTTCCATCAACACCAATACCATAATTACAGCTTGCTTCTCTTGAAGTTGGTGCAAAGATATTACCTAAAGTTTCAACGCTACATTGACCTACTACGCAGTGCGGTGTAATGCGATCAATGGAATGTGTTCTTCGTCCTGAATGATTAGGACTTAATTTTGTATAAGATACCATGTTGCTATTTGACATAATTTATTCCTCACTTTCTGCTCTATCGTGGAGCTGTTCTAATACATCTTTGATTTTTTCAGGGATTGGTAGTCCTAAATACCCTGCATTTTCAAGAAGACTCACACCTTCATTTGAAATATAGAAAAAGATAACTGCAGTTCTTAAAACACTGCCTGTACCAATTACTTGCACATCTAAGACATTAGCGATTCCTACAAGCAAGAAAATAAGTACCTTTCTGCAGATACCCTTGAACCCGACAGCACTGGATAACTTCTGATCTGCAATAGCACACATCACTCCTGTGATATAATCCGTCACAACGAAAATCACTAAAGCGATAATGAGTCCGTCACAGCCACCAAGAAAATATCCAAGCCATCCTCCAACACCAGCAAATACAAACTGTATTCCGTTCCAAAATCCTTTCATTACTTTGTTCCTCCATTTCTTAAAAATTGATATAGAAAAAGCGACCATTCTTACTTGAACAATCGCTTATCTAACTTTATTAACCTGTTCTTTTCCACATATATACAGCCAAATATGGTGGCATATTGTTATGTGCTACAGAACCTCCCTTCGAAGCAGTTAAGTAACTGTATTCGTTACCTTCAGCATTATTTGTTTGCTCTTTCCACCACATTTCAATAACTGATTTACCTGTTAAGGATTTTGCGGCACTTGCCGTCATACCTTTACCAAACACACCTTCAAAATCAGACACCATCTCTCCATTGTTAGTCATGTTATTAAAGAATGGAGTATCATGGGCGTGACTTGGCATTTCATTTACCGACAATTTGTGGCTTGCCTCTCCACCAGTAGTACCATTTCCATAAGTACTTCCAGCACCAAGCAAGAATCTATCTTTTAACTGTGTCCATGTTCCGCCAAATAAAGTGGCAGGACTGGTTGCATTAACACTCATATAGATACTTCCAACTGGATAAATACTATCGACTATATAAGCTTTTAATAACTTGCCATAAACTCTAAAGTTCCATTTATCTGATACTTCTAAGGTATTGTTGAATTCTGATACCTTACCAATAGCAATCCCTTTACCACCAGCTTTAAAGTCCATCAATACCGATACTGTAGAAATCGTGTCATTAACAGTAACCGTAGTAAATGCATCACTTATGGTGTACTTGATATCATAGGAAGATTCTGCTGATATTGAACCACCAAAGGTAAAAGCTGTCCCTGAGCTAAATGTTTTATTTGCATTCGTCCATGCCGTTGCAGTTGATTTCTTATAAGAAGTCGATGTCGTAATCGTATTTTTACTGCTACACGACGCATAACTAAACGAAATTAAACCTTTAACATAAGTTCCTGAATCCAAGGGTGTACCAGCACTATTACACCTTTGTGAACTATAGCTTGATACACTTGGAGGACTGTATGCTACAACAGAAATCGATACTGTTTTTGTATCTGATGTTCTTCCTCGTGAATCAGTCACCTTGGCTGTAAAAGTAATCGTCCCAACCGTTGTTAAAAATCCTGTTGTAAAAGAAGAAGAGGTAGAACTAAATCCACCTCCACTAATGCTATATGAACTGATTGTTGAACCTTGTGTTCCAGCAGCACCGTTGATTTTTAGTGTTGCTTTTGACTTTCCTTGTACATAGATACCCCATGCTGAAGGAACATTCCCATCCACACGAGTTGCTGTTAGACTCGTCATTGTCGGTTTTACTGAATCTGGCACTTTCAATGTAACTGTAATACTCTTTGAACCAACACTCGTATTTCCACTATAAGTTGTACAAGTGATTGTGATTTTACCCGAAGTGGAACTCGGTATTTGCTGAGCAAGAGTTAATGGTGGAGTCCAAGAAACTGAAGTAGAAGTTGTCTTAGAAACTATTGTTCCCGTAGCATTTCCAAAAGCATAAGTCAAAGTGTGAGTAAAAGAACTTGATGCACGAGAAATACTAATAGTAGATGCACTTCCCATCGTGCCGCTTGCCATTGATATTGACGAGGCTCTTGGTATTGTATTTAAAGTATGTGTTCCACTAGCTCTTACACTTACCGAATATGTATAAACACCGGCTTCACAACTCAAACTGAATGATTTAGTTCCGTCAGCGTTGTGTGTGATTGTTGTACTTCCAGATGCAATAACCTGATCTTTATAAAGCTGAATACGAGTATCACTTGAATAAACTGTTTTACCATTAATGACCGCTTTAAAAGCTCCAGACATTACCCATGAACCACCACCAGATGAACCAGAACCCTTCAATGTCCAAGCAATAGTTGTCGTATTATTCGCAACACTCTGGCTACTTTGTGACCACAAAAGGGTAATGGATCGTCCTTGAGATTCATTTGTTGTTATACTTCCACTAGATGCCATAAAACATCACCTCCTTATCTTGTTTCAGGGTTTCTCCAAACGATAGAGAGGTTACCCGAAGTTCTAGGAATAAAATCAAACCATCCTCTTGATTCATTACCAAGGGATAGTTTGTTTCGAATTTCTGCATTGGTAATAACTAAGCTGTTATTTGAGATATAGGCTATTTTTTGCCCGTTTTCCTTAAAGGCAAGTTCCTCATTAGATAGTTCAGCAGTGAACGCATTACCAATTCTTCCAAGTTCAATCAGTGCTCCTTTGAAACGAATATATTCTTCTAATAGCTGCTGATTGGTTGCTACATTATTTTTAATTTCATCTGTAACAGCAGTAAAATCCATTCTGATTTCCGAACTGTTTTGAGTGATACTTGTTTGGAAATCTTTTTGAATACTCTCAAGCTCTGTTTTATCGATATAAGTATCATGAACGATACTTAAAATCTGATTTGATGTTTTAGTAATTTCAGAGTAACAATCATGAACTTGCTCTTTTAAAACATCAACATCTTTAATTGCACCATCAACCTCTGATAACTTATCATTGATGGAGTCGAGTTTTTCTGTTTTGTTAAAGAACTCTTCTTCCAGTGCTGATAGGTTTTTATCATTCTTAACGGTGATTTCTGATAAAGATACACCATTAGCACCAATAATGATTGTATTGCCGGATGGTTTTAGATAATCTCTTGTTCTTGAAAGGCAAAGATAAGTTCCATCAATACCGTGCGGTTTTGAAATGCACTCAACATACATACCTGCATGGATACTTCCGATATTTGCCCCAGTTTGTGACTCATCCACAATAGTTAGCTTAATGCTTGTAATACCTTTAATTAAGGTAGATAATCTCGTCTTCGCTTTACTTAGAAGATTACCTGAAATAGTTACATTCTCCCAAACCTCTGATGTCCAAATCCACCCGATTTCATTCACTGTATCTTCATCATAAATATAATTCTTACCTTCATTGACTCCTGAAATATCAACTCGTTCATTTGATTCGATTTCATTTCCATCTTCATCTGTAATCCTTTTTCTAGCACCTAAAGGAATCAACGCACTAACTCGCTGCATATAATCTCTAGTAATTTCCACATCAAGCAGATTTTTACCATATTCTACCTTTTGTAAAGACTTCGTTTTGAAATCATCAAGATAATCTAAATAATTGCCATCTTCTGTATATCGCACTTTAAGATAGCCTCCATGCGTATCAATCAGTTTCTTTTTAATAGCATCTAGCGTTACTGAAAGCTCTGAATTGGAATAAGAAACATAATCATTGTCATCCTTAACTGTAACATTTCCAATTTTGAATTTTTTCTTTTCTTCGACCTTTTCATTATGAACTGAGATAAAATATTCCATTAAACCTTTTAATGTTCCCTTATATTCAAAAGGTGGCTGTATCGAGTCTTTTAAATATGAAAGAACACTTTCACATACCCAAGTATGTGAGTTATGAAAGTCGCTTCCATCATCAAGTGCTCTTCCTTCAAAAATAGTTTCATTCTTGTATTTACAAGTAATAACCGATGACATTGGTTTGATTATATTTAGATAAGGATGATTAAATGGTGCCGATAAAGTAAATGAATCTATACTTTCTGCATCTTCTTTTATCTGTGCTTCCAAAATTGCAAGTTTGGATAAATTAGGATGATAAAAGATATTTCCGTCGACATATACTTTAAAATCACTCATAGACAGCCCTCCCTGTATGAAAAACTAACTGTTCCTGTGGTTTCAATAGAAACGGAGTTGCTTCCATAATGCAGTTCAAATTCCGGAATCACCCAAGTGCCAGAACTTAATATTTTATGAAAGCTGTCTTCTCCAACCTTCCATTTCAATACTGTTTCTGATGTAGTGATGATAGTTGGAACTACCGGCATAAAATCATTTTTAAGATTTATCGTTCCATTCCCTGTTTGTATTACTTCAGTAGGTTCTGCATGATATCGGTAGCTATCACCATCCATACATTCAATTACAAGCTGTCCTTTAGAAATTAATGGTTCATACGATGAATTAAGGTTCAACGTCCCAATGCAGTAAAGATTCGGCTCTTCACTGGTTTTAATGCGACAGAGTTTACCATTATATTTATTAGCCATTAATAACACTTCGCTATCAAAGTTTTTTCTAGTTCCTAGCATAGATAAAGTAATAGTAAAAGCTCTCGGTTCAAACAATACAGAACCAAGAGCTTCATTAAATCTAATTGGAGAATTTCTACCAGGTACGATGACAGTTTCTATTTGTGCTTTAGGAATGGGAAATTCTATTTTTTCTCTTATCCAACCCATACTAAGTACAGATATATCATTAATATAAATATCCGGTATCATAATGAAAGCCTCCTTGTAAGTTTTTGTTTATTACCAAGTCCCTCATCAAGAGCAGGAAGTAAATGACCAACCAAAGTTCCATCTTCAAGATAGATTCCTTTACTGCTGTTATCTGCAATAATTGATAGATACTTTTCCATCACGCCTGTATTAAGGTGACTTGAAATCATAGCCTCTAACTGTTTATAAAAACCAGAAAGAGGAAGAATTGCTTCTGCGCCTGCTTCTCCACCTGCCATAAGCGAAGAACCATTCATTCCAAAGACTGTAGGTTTTGTCATGATACCACCTTCCTTGTACCAATCAATCGATAGCTTTGGAACTGATGGTGGCATAATAGATAGCTTTCCTGAAACCTTGAAATGTGGCAATTTAATATGTGGAAGAGATATTTTCATACTGCTGAAGAACCCTTTGATTTTATCTACGATTCCTTTAATAGTATCTCTTGCTTTTTCAATCGGAGTGACAATTGCCGTTTTTATCCCATTCCATACTGATGTTGCAGTACTTTTGATACTATTAAATACACTCGACATCGTTGACTTCACAGAATTAAATACAGTTGTTACTGTTGTTTTTACAGCATTAATTGGAGTAATAATTGCTGTCTTGATTCCATTCCAAACGGTAGTAGCAAAAGTCTGTATTGCAGTAAAAGCGGTAGTAATTACGGATTTAATCGAATCAAGAACGGTAGTAACAACAATTTTTATCAATTCCCAAATAGTCGTGAATACCATTTTTATTCTATTTAAAACAGTGCTTATTGTACTGGATACTTCATTAATAGCTGTGGTTACTTCAGATTTAATTGCATCCCATACAGAGATGATAATTTCCTTACAATTCTCCCAAATGAAACGAAATGGCAATGTGATGATGTCAAATGCTCCTTGAATGATTGAACCAATAAACATAATGGCAGTTTGTACAGTATTTTTTATTCCTTCCCAAAGATTTACAAAGAAAGTAGAGATGCCTGTCCAAATGCCAACAATGAAATCCTTAATCCCAATCCATATTTCATTCCAAGACGTACCAAACCAACCTAGAACGACATCAGCAATACCTCGAATTGTATTCATACAAATTGTAAAAGTATTCTTGATAAATTCCCAAACGGAACTAAATATTCCTTTTACTCCTTCCCAAAGCTGTGACCAATTGTCTGTGAAAATACCAATAAATACATCTAAGATGCTTGTAATAATTCCAAGAGTTTCTTCTAGCACATTGGCAATCTGAGAGAAAACACCCTCAAACACAGGCGCAAGAAACTCACATAAACCATTCCAAATTACAGATACAACTTCTTTGAAGTTTTCAAAATCAAACCCTAAAGCATTTAATCTATCAGTAATACCTTGAGCAAAACCAGTAAAGATTTCTTTTATTCGATTCCAGATAGCGATAATGTTATCTCTAAATTCTTCATTCGTTTTCCAAAGATGAATAAATGCAGCGACCAATGTTCCTATCACCGCCACCACAGCAATCACAGGAGCAGATATTCCACCAATAGCTGTTCCTACTTTTGCCATTACACCAGATACACCTCCGGCATTTGCTACAAGTTCACTGATTTTAAGTCCAAGCTTACTAAACGCCTGTATACTTACGCCGATTTTTGAAATCACACTTCCAAGTATCAAAAGAAGTGGACCAAGAGCAGCAACGAATAGTCCTATCTTTACTATCACTTGTCTTGTTCCATCATCAAGGTTATTTAGCCAATCTACAAAGCCTTGAATTTTAGAAACGATGCTTTTTATCATTGGCATAAGTGCTTCACCGATTGAGATTGCAAATCCCTCAACTGCCGACTTTAAAATAGTAAGTTGACCATGAAGGTTATCAAGCTGGGTGTCTGCCATCTTCTGTGCAACACCACCACTTTCTTCTATCTTCTTTTGAAGGCTGCTCCAAGTATCTCCGGTATTTCCAAGCAGTGCATTTACAGATGCAAGGTCTGTTTTATTGAAAATCTGACTGATGATATTTGATTTTTCAGCAGCCGTCATTCCATCCATGCTTTTGTTGAGATTACCTAAAATATCATTTAGGCTACGCATATTACCTTGACTATCATAAACCTCTACACCAAGAGATTTCATTAATGATGTTGCTTTATCTGTTGGATTTTGAAGTGAAAGAATTACGTTTCTAAGATGAGTACCACCCTCTGCACCTTTAATACCGTTGTTAGCAAGGATACCAAGTGCGGTGTTCAATTCTGCAGTGCCACCTTTGACTGTTTTTGCAGTTGCACCGATAGTAAGGATCCCTTCTCCTAACTGTCCGACAGAAGTATTGGTGCTTGATGCAGTTTTAGCCATCTGATCAACCATCTTATCTGCATCAGATACTTCCATACCAAGAGCTGACATTGCATCTGTTACCATATCAGAAGCACTAGCTAAATCGATATTACCGGCCGCCGCTAAGTTTAATACAGTAGGAAGAGTATCAACCATCTGCTGAGTATCGTAACCGGCAAGTGCTAGGTAATTAAGTGCCTCTGCACATTCACTTGCAGAATATGCTGTTTTAGAACCCATTGTTTTAGCAAGGTCATTTAATGTATCCATCGTATTGACGGATTGACCATTAACTTCAGACATGGAATCTTTGGTAATACCCATTGTAGCCTGTACTTGGCTCATTGAAGATTCAAAGTCCGCTGCTGTTTTTACAGATGCCACACCCATAGTTGTTACTGCAGCAGAAGCAACAGATGCCTTTTTACCAACATTGGTTATGCTCTTTCCTGCGTTTTCAAGCTTAGTACCTACATCACCGATTTTAGTCAATGTTTGATTGGTCTTTGAAGCTTGTGATTCTAGCTTTTTAAGTTCTGCCTCTGTTTCAGCAATCTCTCTTTGAAGTGCATCATATTGAGATTGACTGATTTCTCCTTTTTGAAGTTGCTCGTTTGCTTGTTGGGCTGCAACTTTTAAAGTAGCTAGTTTTTCTTTAGTATCACCAATTGCCTGTGTTAATAACTTTTGCTTTTGAGTAAGTAAATTTGTGTTTGTAGGATCTAGCTTTAGAAGTTTTTCTACGTCCTTAAGGACAGACTGCGTGTTTTTAATCTGACTATTTACTCCTTTTAAAGCTGTTTGAAGCTTGGTAGTATCACCGCCAATTTCGACAGTAATACCTTTGATTCTGTTTGCCATTGGCTGATACCTCCTTAAAAATTGCATAAAAATAGCCCGGTATAAACCGAGCATAGAAAAAGCACCAACCTTTTCAGATTGATGCCCTCTTTGAAACATTGAATTTATAACTTTCTAAAAGTATTAGTTCTTAAGCTATCTTTTTTTGAGTTAACTTCTATTCCTAAAACTTTTTGATTATTGTAAAGTTTTACACCTAAATTTGATGGTGGTAACGGAACTAAATCACGTAAAGCAAAAACTTGTCCTGATTCCATTTTACTTATTTTTTCTGTGATGGTTTTCCAAAAATCAGCATAAGTTCTTTCTTGCAAAGAAATATCTCTACAATAAGAAGGAACATCTGGGTAACCATTATCTTCTGCAAGTTTCTTTAATTTAGTCCATTCATCATCATTTACAGTAAATTGAACACGCATATAAATTCTCCTTTCAATGCCATAATCAAGGTGTTTGTTCACTCACCTTAATTATATTTTAATAAAAAGCTAAAAGTAAGTCAAGGTGTTTGTTCAAATACCTGTTTTCTAGAACTTATCAAAATCCTCCTGAGTTGCTACATTCTCATACTTAACAGAGTCATTAGCTTTCTCCGTCCAAATATCCATAACCATACCGATAGTTAAATGGTCTAAATCTTTGATAGAAATTCCTATTTCCAAACTTCGCAAGAGGAATAGTGGGGTTGTCATTTCCCTGCTACTTTTTTTAAGTTTTTTTTAGAGTCAATATCAGTAATAAGGTTTGTTCCCCAAAGAGCGAGAATCTCCGGTAATACCTCATAGATTGAGAACATATCAAACTGGTCTAACCATTCATCAATATCTGCAGGAATTGTATGGTCAGCATGATATGCCATGATGTAAGCCACATTTTCAAAAATCTCTAAATCATCAATCGCAAATTCTTCGCCCTCTGCCTGTGCTCCCTCATATGACTTTTCAAGTTTTGCCAAATCCTTAAAAATATCACGTTTGAACTTAGCACGATAAAGCCGAGGAATTGTAGCGGATGAGCGAAATGCTACTTCCTTACCACCAACATTAATTGTTTTCTTAAGCATTCTTAACACCTCCTGCTACTTTCCTACTTAACGCTTGAACGACTTCTTGAGCTTGAGGGATATATACTGATTTATACCACTCAGCGTAAGTAGACTCACTTGTAGAATCGCCTGTTCTACTTTTAACAAGACCATCTTCTCTTGGATCTGCTGTAAGTGATAATGTTTCCGTTCCCGGCTCAATCGTATCTTCCTTTGTTTCAGATTCAATAGATGGACGAGATGCCGTACAGTTATATAAAACATGACGAATGCATCTAACATCCCCATCAAACTCAAATAACAGTGCGAATTTTTCCATTTCCGCTACTGTAGCATTCTCAACAAGCACACCATTCTTATCAAGTTCCTCTTTTAAAATCTCTGTTCTAAACCATTCAGGAATAAGTGCCATTTCAAGATCACCACTGTATCCATTGTTTGATACACTTCTGAAATAAACAATTCCATCGGCATAAAACGGAGAAGTATCTCCTTCAGCATCTAAACTGATACTAACAGCACCCGGAATTGCTTTTGGTGTTTCATAAGTATATGTTCCATCCTCTGCTTTTGTAAGTTTTGCAGCGTGAACATTTTTAAGATTATATTTAATTTTATTACCCATAAATTTTAAGCCTCCATTTCAAATGAATATAGGACTTCAAATAACTTTTCACTATCAATCCATGTTTCGAGTTTATCGTAGTAAATACCAAACTTATCAAGCACAGATTCCACTTTCCTTTCTACCGACAAGTCCTTAAAATCAGTATAAAGTTCAATATTGATTTCATTTACTTTTAAATATGCTATTCCGTCAGCAGCAAAGTTATCTGTACCCGGTGTTAAATAGCATATAAAAGGTGGAGATGGACTTTCTCCCTCTGCAAAGTGATCATAAGCAAAAGGAATGTCTATCTCTTTTAAGATTTTTATAACTTCTTCCATCATCTACCTCCGAGTGCTTTATCGATTTCTTTTTCAAAAACCTCAATTGCTGACTCCTCTGCTTTCGCAATATGTGGTCTTGCAGATACTCTTCCACCACCTCGTTTAGCATGCCCATGCTCCAAAAGATGTGCAAGCTGATACCTATTCTTTGAATGAACTGTTACTTCTAGAGAGTTTGATGTTTCTTTAGTTTTCTTAACAGTCCATGACTTTGCATACTTACCAGTATCCTTAGGAGCTGATTCAGAGATATCTTTTCTCACTGAGTTACCAGCTTTTCTGACTGCTTTCTTTACATCATCCGTTGCTAAATCTGCATATTCTTTTAAGCCATCCATAATTTCTTTGGCTAGGTTATCAATCTTAGTCGCCATCATTTCTCACTTTCTTGCATTTAAATTTCAGAGATTTCTTTTTAAAGTTCATGTGGTCAATGGATATGATGTTGTATGCCTCATTATCAAAAATGATTCTATTTTTAGTAGTTTCCATGTTTGATAGGATGTTACAGTATCGAGTGGTGAAAGAAATATCAGAATCTTCTACAAGAACTCCTGCAGAAAACTTCTCAGAACCACCCTCGCCATTAACAGTTGCATAGCAAGAATAAATATCAGTCCAAGCATTTCTGTGATTGCCGATATCATCAACTACTACTTCATTTTTCTGAAAAGTGATACGAACATTAAGTAATGCAATATCCATCAAAACTCACTCCTTCGTATTCCTTCAAGCAGGCTTCGAAGTGACAATGTTAGTGCATGATGGTCAGCATATTCTCTATGTTCATACAAGTAAGCAACTGCATACATCACCGCAATCTTAGAAAATGGAATATCAGACAGTTCATCTACAGATAATCTTGCTATATCCGCACAGAGGTTTTCTCCTGTAGTAATAAATTCTTCGATTAATAAGTCATCATCATTAAAATCAACTCTTAGATAACCTTTCATTTCTTCTAAATCAACTATCACTATCATCACCTCATTTCAATAAATGTAGGCAGTGCCATCACATAACAACACTGCCTTAAATTATTATTCAGATTTCAACTTCAAAATCTTAACTGCTTCTGGAAGTACAAGCTTTCCATCGACTCTTTCTTTTGCTACATAACCAACCATACCGTTACCAGCGAACAACTCTCTAAGTTCTGCGAATGAGCGAGAACCACGATCACCGATGTTGTAGTAACTGTAATCACCAAAAGCAATCGCATTTTCAGGTGCAAAAGAAGAAGTATGAACTGCATAACCAAGCACCCTGTCTGGTTCTCCTTCTTTATATGATGGCTGCCAAATATATGCCCCGTTGTTATCCTTTAACTTTCTAAGTGAAGCAAGAGTAGCATCGTTCATGATGAAAGACGCATTTTTACGATAAGGTCTCTTAAGTCCATACACCAAATCAATCAAATCATCTGACTTAATTGCTGCAGTTAATGTACTAACAACTTGACCACCGCCGGTTTCTGCGAAAATACCTGTAGGCTTTCCTGTACCATCGCCGTTTAAGAATGCATCTTCCTCGGCATTTGCAAGCGCCTTACCAAACTGCGTGATAATATAATTTTCAAGACCGAATGCATTATCATAAAGTAGCTCCTCAGTTACTTTAATTGCAACATGAAGCTTATACGCATCAAGATAAATCTGGTCGAAAGTCGCATCCCCAAAAGTAAGTGCCCCGCCTTCCTCAATCCATGCAGCCGCTGGTTTTGTAGCTGCAATATTAATCTTATGCAAACCAGAAGTAGTGATGGTTGTAGCAAGACCACGCATGATGTTTTCTCCTTCAAGCACATCAATCAAACGCTTATCGTACTCTTCAGGTACTAAATAACCGCCATCGCCATCTACACCTTCTTGCAAGATATTGCTTACATTACGGAAGTTAGAACGCATAGCAGAAAGCATTGCATTTTTATATTCTTTTGACTTCACACCTGTCATTTTCTTATCGTCCATTTCAGGCACATAAGGTTTTCCTGTAATTGGAGAATTCATAGGTTTACTAAGTTCATGATCTCTATCTAATGCACGTTGCTGACGTTCGATAGACATCGTCAAATCTTCAATTTCTTTTTCCATTTTGTTATAGGTCATTGTATCTTCTTCAGATAAAACACCTTCTTTTTCATGGGTTTCAACAAAGTTCTTTGCTGTTTCCCATACCTTTGCTCTTTTCTCAATAAGTTCTTTAATAGTCATGATTTTTTTCCTCCTTAAATAAATCGTTTCATGAAATTTAAACGTTCTTTGAGTTCACTAGCAGATGTTCCTTTTACTTCAAGAACTTTGATTTCTGCTTGTTTTGTTACATCTTCTTTTGACACCCCATAGTGTTTTTCTAATTTGTTTTGGAGTGTATTACTGATAGCAGTGCGTGAAAAAAGCATTGAATCTGTCATATTGTTTAGACCTTCAATGCTTTCTTTTTCTTGTTTAGTTTTTGTAATCATGTCATCAGCAAATCCAAGTTCAATGGCCATGTTTGCATTCATCCAAGTTTCTGCATCCATCAAATGACTTAACTTTGACCTAGATAAACCCGTTTTAATAACATAGGCATTGATAATTGATTCTTTAACTTCATCTAACATTGCCATCGCTTTTTGCATTTCAGCGTGATCACCAAATGCAAATGTAGCAGGATTGTGAATCATCATCATGGATACTGGTGACATAAGCACTTTATTCCCTGCCATCGCAATTACCGATGCTGCACTAGCTGCAATACCATCAATTTTTACTGTTACATTTCCTTTATAATCAGTAAGCATATTGTAGATTTGAGCAGCGGCTACACAATCTCCACCAGGTGAATTAATCCAAACGGTGATATCTCCACTTCCGGAATTTAACTCTTCCTTGAAAAGTTTGGGAGTAACATCATCATCGAACCATGACTCTTCAGCTATCGTGCCGTAAAGTTCAAGAATTCTCTCTGTTACTTCTTCGTTTTCTTGGTTTTGAATCTTTCGATTCTTGAAGTTCCAAAATTTCTTGTTCTTCATTTTCTTCCTCCTCTTCATTTAATGTTTTAGGATTATTTGCAAATATGCCGGCATCTTGAAGCTTGGTCATGTTGCCATTAATGAGATACAAATCACCGCCAAGTTCTGCTGGAATTCTATCGAGATTTTCTAGTTCTCTTATATCATTTGCTGACATCCATCCATTCTGTCTTGCTGTGGCATATCCATTCATACGGCTTTGATAATCACCGCGAAGTAATCCATCTACATTAAACTTTATAAAGTATTCTTTCTTCTCGTTGTCGTTTAGTAAAGAACGACACATATTTTGTTCCCACCTTGAAACCCAAGGGTCAAGCGTGTATTTCACAAACTCAAGAGATTGCTGCTCAATATTAGAAAAGCTCGATTTCTCAAGATCACCAACCATATGAGGTGGAACTCTGAAAATTCGAGCAATCTCATCTATTTGAAATTTTCTTGTTTCTAAAAACTGTGCCTCATTTGGAGAAATAGAAATCGGTGTATACTTCATTCCTTCTTCAAGTACAGCTACCTTGTGGGAGTTTGAACTTCCTCCAAAAGTCTGCGACCAACTATCTCTTACTTTCGACGGGTCTTTTAATGTTCCCGGATGTTCAAGCACACCGGATGGTGCTGCACCATTGGCATAGAACTTAGATCCATACTCTTCTGCAGCAATGGCAAGACCAATCGCATTTTTAGCCATTGCAATCGGAGAATATCCAACTAATCCATCAAATCCAAGTCCTGGAATATGCATTACTTCATCGGGTGTTAGCTTAACTGATGAACCTTTATTTGTTGGCGCATCATCTTGACTTACCATATACTCATAATATAAAGCGCCATGTTCATCTCTATCGACTTTCATTCGATTTGGCATTAAGGGGTAGAGTGCAATAATCTCACCCTTACCATTTCTGATAATTTGAGCATAAGCATTGCCCCACAAAAGCAAGTGTGTCATGAGTGTTTCTCGAAACACAAAGCTTGTCATTTCTGGGTTTGGTTCATCATGAACAATTTTATATAAATTATGGTTGATTGCTTTCTCCTTTCCTCCACCATCGTTATATCTATAAAGATGAAGAGGTAAACCTGCTATCGCCTCTGAAAGAATTCTTACACACGCATAAACAGCAGTCATCTGCATGGCACTTCTTTCATTCACATTTTTACCAGCGGTACTCGTTCCCATAAAAAACGAATATGCACTACCACTAGTTCTATTCTTAGGTGCATCTCTAGTTTTAAATAATCCAGAAAATATATTCATATAATTCCTCCATAAAAATTAGAAACTTGTAGTTAAAACACAAGTAAACCTCTTGTATCATAAACTGATTCAGATATTTCATTTCCACAGCGAATGGCTCTATCAAGTGCCATAATGGCTGCAATTGCACCATCAATTTTCTCTGTGGATTTTTCTTTATCGGCTTTAATGTTCCCTGCCGGATCTGTTCGAATATAAATGTTATCCATATTCCATCGAAGAATAGGATGACCATCATGAGCAACTTTTCTCTCAAGGACTAGTTTCATCAATTCTTTAGTAGGTGGGGACATATCTTTAAACCCTTGCCCGAATGGAACAACAGTAAATCCCATACCTTCTAGGTTTTGAACCATCTGAACAGCACCCCATCTATCGAATGCAATCTCACGAATGTTGTATTTATCTCCTAGCTCTTCAATAAACTTTTCAATGAAGCCATAATGTACAACATTTCCTTCCGTTGTTTGCAGATAACCTTTTTTCTCCCATAAATCATAAGGAACATGGTCTTTTCTAACACGGAGTTCTAGGGTATCTTCCGGAACCCAGAAATATGGAAGTATGATGTATTTATCATCTTCGTCAGTTGGAGGGAAAACTAAAACAAAAGCAGTAATATCTGTTGTCGATGATAAGTCGAGTCCACCATAACAAACACGCCCAAGTAAATCATCATCTCTGATTTCTTCCTTGCACATATCCCATTTTTCCATTGGCATCCAGCGAATCGACTGTTTTACCCATTGATTAAGTCTTAACTGCCTGAAAGAATTCTCTTCTCCTGGATTCTGTTTTGCACTGTCACAAGCTGCCTTTACTTTTTCCATTGCTACTGTAATACCAAGTGATGGATTTGCTTTCTCCCATACTTTGGGATCTGTCCAATCCTCGGATTCGTCAGCACCATAAATTACCGAATAAAATGTAGGGTCTATTTTTCTTCCTGCTGCGATATCAAGTGCTTTTTGATGTATCTCATAACAGATAGAATTGGTATCATTTCCGGCTGTTGTAATAAGAAAATAAAGTGGCTGCATTCTTGCATCACCACTTCCTTGAGTCATTACATCATATAGTTTTCGATTCGGCTGAGTATGAAGTTCATCAAAGATAACCCCATGAGTATTAAAGCCGTGCTTGTTTGCTACATCTGCAGAAAGCACTTGATAAGAACTGTTGGTTGGCTTATATATAATCTTCTTCTGTGATTCGAGAATTTTTACTCTCTTCATCAGTGCGGGAGAAAATTTCACCATATCAACCGCTACATCAAATACAATTTTTGCCTGATTTCTGTCTGCTGCACATCCGTATACTTCTGCTCGTTCTTCTCCATCACCACATAAAAGAAGAAGCGCTACGGCAGCTGCAAGTTCTGATTTTCCTTGTTTCTTAGGAATCTCAATATACGCAGTATTAAACTGCCTATATCCATTAGGTTTCAAAACTCCAAAGAGGTCTCTTATAATTTGTTCTTGCCAATCTATAAGTTCAAATTTCTTTCCTGCCCATGTTCCTTTTGTATGACATAATTCCTCGATAAAACTGACTGCAAAATCAGCCATGTTTTCATCATAATGTGAGGTATCAGCCATAAACTTGGTAGGAATATACTTTTTAAGTTTTCTCAAGTTATGAAACACCTCCTTCTAACAATAAAAAAAGCCACTCATCGGTGACATCCATTCATAACGAGATACAGAGCCTTTTGGCTCCATACTCGGCAATTTTCAATTGCTTTCGTTTTTAGTTGTATTCCTTCATTAAAATCGCAAGTGCAAATTCTGCTTCTTCACAAGTTGGTTTGATATCCCAACCCCTATCGTAATTGGCAATTTCTTCTCCATCCATTCGAAGAGTTAACTTTGAAATCTTGCCTCCATCAATTCCATAATCTTCGCTAGGTTCTTCATAATGTTTCACCCAATATCTAACGCTTTTGTATTTTCCATTTTCAGTTGGAATTCCGATTGTTCCTTCACTCCACATAATTTTGTACCTCCTATTCTTTCCTTTTGGTACTACTATATATATCACTCTAAAAGTACATAATAGCAAGTCATTTCTCGAAAGAAAGTGTGTGTTTTTTGATAACTTTTAGTCATCTCCATAAAGGATAAAATGCACATATTCTTCTTTGTTTTCCTCGATGAAGTTTACTAACTCATAGAAGTCATTTTAATACGCCAGTCTTTGAACCATGTAAATATCAAACATATTTGTAAGACCCGTATCTCTCATGTGAAGTATCTGCTCCTTTATCTTTTGATCCATAGTTCTAACCCTCAATCTTTCTACAGGAGTCTTCACCATAAACAACATTCAAACCACATCCGTTATCCCAGGTAACCATAATGCTTGCCGTATCATCAACACCAATAACTGTACCTTTTGTTCCAATCGGTGGTGCTTGGATGTCATCCATCTTGGTAAGTTCAACCCTCGTTCCTATTGGATACTGTTTTCTTACCATCTCAACAATTTCTTTACTTGGAAATCTCATCTGTATTGCCCTCCTTTTTTGCACCGTCTTTAAACGCTGAAGAACCACTTAAGTTTTTAAGTAAAACTTTTCTGTCTGCTTTATATTCATCTCCAATGAATCCTAATCGCAAAAGGAAACATCTAAATGCATACTTTTCATTGATTACTGCTTTTTCTGTGGCATTGATGCGTTTTTGTTTCATCGTCATTTTACATAATGCCTCGATGAATTTGGTGTAGGAGATTGCCTCATCCGGATTGATTTTTTCAAACCAAGGAAATCTCACTTCATATGCACCTATCTCATATTCAAAATGCTCCAGTCCTAAAGCTTTCTGAATTAAACCTCCCTTTGCATCAAGCAAGGCATCTAACTTATCGATGTTCACTTCATTCTTAGGAACTGCAACTGTAAGCCCCACATTTTCGCTGTGTGGGTCTTTTTCTGTTTCTACGATTTCTTCATTGGGCTCTGGGATAAAGCCTCTTTTTGCAAGTTCCTCAAGCAAATGTTTAATCTCTTCAGAATCAGCTCTGCCATCAAATTCTAAGTTACCAACTTTGTCGATTGTAAAGTAATCAACTTCATAACTCATACTCGGCATACCCTTGTATTTTGGTTTTACACCAAGGATTTCACCAATTGCTGTAACGAATTCTTTTCGTTCACTTCCTGTTTTATCAAATTTGATGTTCATCATGTGTACCTCCTTTTCTTGGTACTACATATATCACTCTAAAAAGAATAAATAGCAAGTTAATTCACACAATAATGTGTACAAATAATAAAGGAAAAATCACTCTTCTAATTGTGTAGCCCATACGATTCCGGATAAGACAAATACTACATTTGGAAGAGCCACACCATTGCCCCACATCTTATATTCTGCAGAATCACTATGAGGATTTTTAAGCCATTTTATAATTTGATTATCTGATTTTGGTTTTGTACTTTTACCAATCACTAATCGATGTGTTTCAAATACTTCTCTCCAAAAACGAATATCTTCATCCGTTGGATTTTCAGTTTCAAGTTCACTGCACCACCAATCAGGGAAGCCTTGCAGTCTTGCACATTCTGTAGGAGTAAGTCTTCTAACGATATATTGAGGTTCATTGACAATTGGAGGATCTTTATAGTCGGTAGCTACTAGTGTATTTGCTTTTTCTTTCTCTGCTGAAGTAAAAAAAGATGCCTTAGAAGAACTATATACAGGATGAGCAACACCACTTGCTCCAGCAGCTACAATGGTAGGTTCAACTTCCTCTTCAACTTGAAAACTGAACTTTGCATTATACCCTTGATTCATAGCAGGTCTGCCAATTCCATAAGAAACGACTGCAACACCACCTTGATTTCTATCAGGAGTTGTACCTCCTGTATCAAGAGTTCGAGATACATCCGTTTCATATACATTAGCACGAGCATTCTTTGTTCCTTCCGAAGTTAATCTCACATCAAAGCTTTTCACATTCGAAACAACGAAAGGCTGATTATTTCCGCCTGTACCATAAGTTGAAAGTACAGTTGGTGCTATTTCTTCTAATTCTTTGAACCTAGTATCTTGGCCATGATTTTCAAACACTACGCTATTGCTTGCATCTTCAATGCTTGTTCTAGTACCACAGGTAGTGTCTTTCCACGAAGAGATGCTCTTCGAAGAATACCCAGACAAGCCTTCTGACTCAAATAATATTTTTCCTGCACTGAAACCTCCAAAATCTGCGACAAGGTAGATACGTCTTCTTCTTTGGGGTACTCCCCAAAATTGAGCATCAAACACTCGCCAAGCGACTGAGAAATCATCTCCCATGATTTTTCCTGCATTGCTCCACTTTGTAGGTTTAGGCACTGACAATAATCCATCTTTGATTTTGCAGATTTCTTCAATGACTGCTTTGAAGTCATCTCCTTTGTTGGAACTAAATGCTCCTGGCACGTTTTCCCAAACGATAAATCTTGGATATTTTCCATTTGTTTTACACCTCATTTCTTTAATGATTCGTATTGCCTCATAGAAAAGGCTAGAGCGAGAACCTCCTAAGCCATCTCTTTTTCCTGCAATACTCATATCCTGGCAAGGACTACCAAATGTGATAATATCAACCGGTTCTATTTCTCCACCATTCATTTTAGAAATGTCACCATAGTGTTTTACAAACGGCATTCTTTTTGTTGTGACTCGAATAGGAAAAGGCTCAATCTCCGATGCCCACAATGGGGTAATTCCGGAAATCAAGCCTCCTAATGGAAATCCACCTGAACCATCAAATAAACTTCCTAGTGTTAATTTATTCATTTTTCTCATCACCATCCTCAACTTCTTTTACTAAAGCAGAGTATGGAATCTTCTCACCATTTCTAATAACAAAGACATCATCACTATTACCTGTATCTTCCACATATCTTCTAAGGATGACTGATGCATATTTCTCATCAAGTTCTATCGTATAGCAAATACGATTTGTCTTTTCACAGGTCATTAAAGTAGAACCACTACCACCGAATGTATCAATAACGATTGCATTTTCCTGACTAGAATTTCCTATCGGATAAGCAAGCAAATCTAATGGCTTAGAAGTTGGATGATTTTGATTTTTCTTTGGCTTATCAAAATTCCATATTGTAGTTTGACTTCTTCCTGCATTCTTGCTCCAGTAGTGTTTTCCATTTTGAAGAAAGCCATAAAGCACCGGTTCGTGCTGCCACTGATAATCAGAACGTCCTAAGACAAGTGAGTTTTTTACCCAAATGCAACATCCGGACAAATGAAATCCGGCATCAATGAATGCTTTTCTAAAATTAAGTCCTTCAGTATCTGCATGGAACACATATGCAGCACCGCCTTTTTCCAAATGATTTGCCATATTTTTAAATGCAGAAAGCAAAAATTCATAAAACTTATCACTTTTCATTTTGTCATTTTTAATCGAAAGACCATCTGAACTTTCAAATGCTACATTGTATGGTGGATCGGTTAAAACAAGATTTGCTTTCTTTCCATCCATTAGAGTAGATACATCTTCTTCGCTTGTAGCATCACCACACATAAGCCTGTGTCTACCAACAGTCCAAACATCTCCTTGTTTAACAAATGCTGATTTTTCTAGTGCAGAAGATAAATCATAATCATCATCTTCCACATCAGAAGTGTCATCATTACCAAATAACTCAGCCAGATCATTTTCATCAAATCCGGTTAAGGCAATATTGAAGTCCTCACCTTGTAAAGATTCAATCTCAATGCGAAGTAGCTCTTCATCCCAACCTGCATCCATAGCCATTCGGTTATCTGCTAAGACATATGCTTTCTTTTGTGCTTCTGTCAAATAATCAACGAAAACACATGGTACTTCTTTTATTCCTTCCTCTTTCGCAGCAAGGATTCTTCCATGACCTGCGATTACATTTAACTCTCTATCAATAATGACGGGATTGATAAAACCAAACTCACGAAGAGAAGAACGAAGTTTCATCACCTGTTCGGCAGAGTGGGTTCTTGCATTATTGACATAAGGAATAAGCTTTGAAACTTCGACAAGTTTCATTTCAGTTGTTGTTTTACCCATATAGCCACCTCCTAAAAAAGACCCCATTCTGCAAATTTCTCAAACCCTCCAACAGAGTGAATATACTCTCTTGCGATTTCAACGATTTCACTATACGGTTTTCCATCAATCGTATCATCACCAATTGCACAAACAAGATTCACAGTTTTTCCTGTTTCTTGTGCTTTTAAGAATGCATATATATTTACAGATACATCTGCTTTTGATAAATCCTTACCATGAAGTCCTCCACCTGTAACTGAATCTCCCATATCAGAACCAAGTTTTCTATTGGTAGCACCTGTATCAACATCAGTTCCACCAGTCCAATCACCTATAAGATTAATTTCAGCACTAGGATATGTAGATTTTAAATCTGTAGTTTTTGCATTACTTTGACAAATAATAAATCTATCGCCATTAAGAATGTATTTTCCATCATATGGATATGCATCGTAGATTTCATTTGCAATAACGGATAGCATTTTTTGTTCAGTTGTTAAAGGCACACCTTTGAAGATTCCATTATCTCCACATTTGATTTTTTCTTCTTGGTTTTTAGCAAGATGTGTATCTTGAGGAACAATCACAATATCGGGAGTAACATTCCCAGCAATACGAGTGATTACATCTTCAATATCTTTTTCATCAAGAACAGCTGATGTTTCAATAATCGCATGGCACATACCATGTCCGATTAACACTTCAACTGCAATCTTTGGATTATCTTCTTTTGCATAAGCTAAATCGACAATTGCTCCTGCAATTCTATCTGCGATTTTATCTGGATGTTTTGGATTTACTTTTTCAATCATATTTATCTTCCTTCCCTTGCTCTTAATAAGCGTTCCATCAAATCATTTTGTGGTGCAGCATCATCATAATCGGTGCTGCAGTTTTCTTTTACAATCTGAAATATTTCATTCCATAACCTTACAGCTTGGTTCATATAGTTAATGCCAATGTTAATAAATGGAGATGGTATAGGTTTGCCTGTTGTTGGATGCTTGGAAAGAAAACCTAATTTATTAGTCATCTCTTCGCACTGGATCCAACGAGCAGAACACATCGCATATCTCTCTAATAACTGAGGGGATACTTTTGATGCACATCCTATCTTTTTAAGCCACTGCCACGTTTCTTCATAAATATCTGATGCTTGAAGTTCTTCTCCGTCTCTTTGTTTTGCAGACAAGAAATCATGTGGCTTTGGCATCTCCACGCCTTCAACATCTGGTATATCTAAAATTTCTAATTTTCTACCTCCGGGATTTCCACTGTTCGCTTTATCTTTTACAGCCGATTTCTTGCGACCTGCACCCGGTCTTGCACCACCACGGCCGCCTATATTATTTGATTTTGTAGGCACGTCTCGTCATCCTCCTTTAATTACCCTTTTGAATACGCTTTTTTTACACAGAAGATCCCACGCCGTTCCACGGTGATCTCATTTGTAGAGATTTTAACCGCCCCTGGGTCATTCATCATATTTGTAAATTCTATTTTTTTTACCGTTTTGATAATCTCCACGTTCTCCGTGTATTTTTGCGTGGCATGATTTACAAAGAGAAATGAGATTACTTCTATCATGTGTGCCACCTTCAGCAAGTGGCAGCTTATGATGAACTTCATCTACCGGAACAATGATTCCATTCTTAAAACACAATTCACAAAACGGATGCTCTTTAACATAGCTGTCACGGATTCGTTTCCATGCTCTTCCATACCTACGGCGTACAGCTTTATCTCTGCCATACTTCTCGTAAGAATGGTTCATTTCTTTTTCATGCTCCGTGCAGTATCTTCCTTCGGTTAAATTAGGACAACCGGGATAGCCGCATGGTTTCTTCGGTTTTCTTGGCAAGTTCGCACCTCCTTTTTTAGTTGTTTTCATTGTGTAGTTGTGTACTACTAAAACAACTACACAATAAGAAAAGCCCTTGAAGGATTGCTCCAACAAAGGCTCTTTGCTTTTTTATATATTTTTCTACAATACCATTTTACTACTTTCGTTTAGGAACTAACAGTGGTCTGAGGGTGAACTAGGGTGGCTTCTTTCAAAATGTTCTAAAGCTCTGGCATGAACACGCTTAATCCATCTATGTGAGTAGTTCATTTCTCTTGCAATGTCCCCAATTTTCATAAGTTTAGAATATCGATACCTAAGTACTAATTCTTCGATTGGATCTTCCATACCATCAATTGCTACATCTACTTCATGTTTTAAATACTCTAGCTTTGCGTAATCATTTATGAGTTCTTCTTCTAGAACATTTATTTTTTCAAGATACCTTTCAAAGGGTGCTTTAGTATTTCTTGTAGCTGCATAATGAGGTTCAAAACTTGGTGATGCCGGACAACTTGCAAGTTCTCGATAGCACTGTATTCTCTTCTCTTTTATTTTAATTAGCCTTTGTAGTTCGAATGGTTGATTTAAAAACTCTTTTGCTGTCATATCTGACACCTCCGATTTTTCTTTCCCTCGGATTGTCAATTTTTGTCTTTGATTTACAATTTTGCTTTTACTGCATCGATTAAACTACTTTGAGTTTTATCTTTTCGTTTTAATGCTTTCAAGATATCTTCATCAATCGTATCTTTAGTAATGATGTGATGAATAACAACTGTGTCATTTTGACCTTGTCTATAAAGTCTTGCATTGGTTTGCTGATAAAGTTCTAAGCTCCAAGTAAGACCAAACCAAACAAGTGTAGAACCTCCACTTTGAAGATTAAGTCCATGACCTGCACTTGCCGGATGAATAACTGCTACAAGAATTTTTCCATCATTCCAATCCTTTATATCATCAGAAGTTTTAATTTCACGAACATCAAACCTTTCTTTTATTCGCTCAAGATCGTGTTTAAACCAATAAGCAACAAGTAGAGGTTTTCCATTTGCACTTTCAATCAAATCCTCAAGTGCATCTAATTTCCTATCATGGATTGTTACAAATTCATTATCTTCAAAATAAATTGCACCATTTGCCATTTGTGACAGCTTATTTGAAAGTGATGCTGCATTGGCTACAGTTATTTCACCATCAGGGATAGAAAGTACAAGTTCCTTTTTCAAGGTTGTATAGTTTTTCTTTTCCTTTTCTGACATTTTCACCACTGTTTCACATTCAATTAGTTCAGGCATTTTTAAATGGTCAGTAGCTTTCATTGAAATTGTTATGTCCGATATTTTTTCATAGATAATCTTTTCTGCAGAAGGAAGAGGCTTATAGCTATAAACAATAGGGCCATTCATTTTATCGGGTGTAAAATATGCATTTCGATACTGTCCAATAAATCTTCCTAGTCTTACTCCCATATCTAAGATTTTGAATTCCGCAAACAGATCCATAAGTCCATTACTTGATGGTGTTCCTGTAAGTCCAATAATTCTTTTAACTTTAGGTCTAACCTTCATCAATGACTTAAATCGCTTTGAACTATAATTCTTAAAAGAAGAAAGTTCATCAATAACAACCATATCAAAGTCAAATGGAAGTTTACTTTTCTCTACAAGCCAAGGAACATTCTCTCGATTGATAATATAGATATCTGCGTTCTCTTTTAATGCAGAAGTTCTTTCTTTTTCTGTACCTACAACCACTGAATATTTAAGATCAGAAAGATGGCTCCATTTTTCAATTTCTTCTGGCCATGTGTTCTTAGCCACTCGAAGAGGTGCGACTACTAAGATGCGATGAACATCAAAGTAATCAAACAGCAGATTGTTAAGTGCAGTCAGCGTGATGCTTGTTTTTCCAAGTCCCATATCAAGTAGTAATGCTGCTATTGAATTTCTTTCGATAAAGTTGGTTGCATATTTCTGATAACTATGTGGCTCGTATTTCATCAATAATACCTCCAATTTGCTCCATCTCATCAATGACATAAACTCGAAAGCCAAGCCCCATCAATAATTTATGCCTAACCACTTGCAAAGGTCTCGGTTTTTTATTTGGTGCTTTAAGTTCCACAAAAGCAAACTTGCCTTTTGGTAGAAGAACAATTCTATCCGGCATTCCTGAAAAACCAGGAGATACGAATTTAGGACAAATACCACCATGCTTTTTTACAGTATCAACAAGTTTTTGTTCTATTTCTTTTTCTCGCATAAATACCTCCAAAATCTATAATGGTGGAGGTCGATGAAGTCGTTTCTAAAACTTTATATAGAGTGATTTTTTACTAAAAATTCTGCCCTAAAGGGGTTTTATATAATAGACCTCCACGACCTCCACCTCTTAATCTAAAAAGTCCGATTTCAAACGAATTCCAAGCACAAAATTGCATCCTTTCGTTTTCTTTCTTTTAAATCCTGCATTTTCAATTCCTGTATAAAAATCAGTGGTACTTCTTGTATACTCTCCGGTTCTTGCACAATAAGAACGATACTCTTGATAGAACTCTCCCGATTTTTGCTGATAAGAATCATCTACTTCGCAGCACTCCTCAATAAAACTAGAAAGCCAGTCATTGTTTTCACGATATTTATTGATGGCATCCTCAACAACCTTAGGATTTTTAATTTTGAAATTATTTTTGATAGCCTTTTGTGCTCCATCAATAATCCACGAAAGAACTGCACCTCCTGCGTTTTCATAAAGATAATCAGCATAATTTTTCTTATCTCCACTACCAGTAATTTTTGCATTAAAAGGAATGACAATAAGTCTACGCCAAGTACCATCATCATTTGCACCTACCTTTGGAAGATGATTTGTATATAAAACTAGCGTGTGAGTTGGCACATATTTAAATGGATCCTTATATTTCTTTTCAGCAGAAACTTCATCTGTAGAACAAAGCTGCTTAACGATTGATGTATTTAGACGCATTCCTTCTTCAAGTTCTGCTGCTACCACTAATCGTTTACCTTTAAGCTCTGCCATTTCCGGTCTGACGTTTCGTTTACAACCAACAGTCAATGCATCAGCAGAAATAGCACCGCTGTATGTTCCAAGAACTCGTGCGATGGTATTCCAAAACGTACTTTTACCATTACTTCCTTCTCCATAAGCAATTACAAGAGCCTCAACATAAACTTTTCCAATTGCAGAAAGACCTACGATTTGTTGTACATAATCAATAAGTTCCTTATCTTTACAGAAAAAATTTTCTAAAGCATTAAGCCATAAATTCATGCCTAAATCATTTGGAGAAATTGCTGTCACTTTCGTGATAAAATCTTCCGCTTGATGTTCTTTACTACTTCCATTTCTTAAATCATAAGTACCATCAGGAGTATTTAGCAGAAACTCCTGAACATCAAAATCTGTAATTTCCTTAAGTAGCATGGGCTTAGCGGCTTGCAATGCAGAAGTTACGTATTTCATATCTCTTCTTTTCATAACGAACGCATTATATTTCAATGCCATCATAAATTCCTTGAATGCTTTTTCACTATTTTCATCAATTGCTTTTTCAAGCGTTTTTCCTCCTGCCATAATGATTTCCTTATCTATGCCGGCATCAAGAAGTGATTTCTTAGCTTTTTCTACCGCTGCCAATGACTCGTTTAATTGTTTATCCAAAAACTCCTCGCAAGCACCAACAGCAAGTTGCTTTGATTCAGACCAATGCGTACCATCATATCTCAAATAATCAGTTGAGTCTGTATAAGCAAGTTCGCCTTTGTATTCACGAGAAAGTACCTTAGCTTGTCCAATATCTGAATAATCATCTGGTTTTAAGCTGTATCCTTTTTCAAAATCTTCTGGAGCAATATATCCTTCTTGTGCTTGCACCTTTTTACCAAATTTAATTGCACTGCTCCAAATCAAAGAGAGTTCATTATATTCTAAAGGTGGATTACATAGTTTAGCTTTTTCAAGATAGATTTCATGTGCTTTATCCGTATTCCCATACCTTTTAATCAAGCGTCCGGCAATATGGCTCATAGTGCTGTTACGAGAACCCTCGCCGATACTTTGAGTAGCATTATCAAACTCTTCAAAATCCAACTCATCTAAAAAATCCACAATCGACCTAGTTCCTTCATGCCAAATAATATCTGTTGGCGTATGACCAAAAATAAACCTTGCGGCATCAAGTGCATTATCATCAAAGAAAGTCATAACTTCCTGTAATCTCTCTTTGATACCTGCACATTCTTCAGCTACAGTAATTGGCTCATGTGGAAAATAAATATGATGTCTTGGTCTTGCTGATTTATTACCTTTATCCTTACCATCGTTTCTACTTGGCACTATGATATAACTGACATCAGGAAATAAATCTTCATACATCTTTGGATAAATCCAATCTTTAGAATCATCACTATGGTCGTTATCACAATCCATAACCTCTATATCAGAGGAAATGAAATCATCAACACTTCGATGGCAATTCTTAAACTCAGCACATACATGATCTCTAGCAATGGCAGCAAGCATATCGTCCTTATTACTGATTTCAGATTTATTAGGATAAAGAGAATTCGCTGGATTACCGACACAATTTGCTGTATAAATAGTAAATTTCATTATGCTTGTTCCTCCATTTCTTCAGAAAAATATCTGATTTTCATTTTTCTTCTTTTGGCAATATCAATTTCTCTTTGCATTCCATCAGAGAATTCTTTGCCAAACACCCAAAGCTCTCTACATTTTCCCAATAGCACATAGTTAATCGTATGAACAGCTAAGTACCTCTCATTGGGATCATCGTCATTCATAAATTGTGGGTATAAAAGGTGGGGAGCAATAGGAATTGTCATATTATCAAGTGCAAATCTGCAGTACTTACGAGCATTTTCTACATTTGTTTTTATATCCCCACGATGCTTACTACAGATATAAACAAGCGGTCTATATTCCTTATTAGTCATTCTCTTGCACCTCTTTTTCTATCATCGGTAAGATGCCCTCCTTTTTAAGCAAGTCATAAATAAACAAACGACCTTTTTGTGTCCAATAGGTATGTGGTTTGGAATGAGTATTGCCATCAGAACCTCCATAGGTGTGTGTTTTCGTTGATGTAAGTCCCATTTCTGCATACTCTTTATACAAAAGCCAAATTTTCTTACCTTGTTTAAACTGAATCCCTTTTTCGTGAAGATATTGATTCATGTAATTTGCAGTCCAACCATAGTCTTTAGCAATTACAGAAATAGCAACTAAATCTTTACAATTTAAAACCACATCGTAGTAACTTGCTTTGGGTTTCATTTCTACAATTTGCTGATTCTGAATAGCAATTGTTTCTTGAAGCACTCTTGCCTTTTCTCTTTCTTCTTTTAACTGAGTAAGAGCAGCAATAAGCATATCGGGATTATTAAGTAATTCGTCTACTGCATAAGCTCCATATTTACGAATACTAGGTAATACTTCCGATGTTACCCATCTCTTAAACTTTTTTGCACTTGGCATCTTGCTTGAAAGAATTAAACTGTAAAGACCACTTTCGTTTATAACCGTCAATCCTCTATTTGGAATTTCTAAGGTCGTATTTTCCGACCTTTGGATTACAGTTCTATCTTCCTCATCTACATGAGTTGCAATTGCATCTTTGGTATTGCTGTAACCAAGAATCTCTGCTATGTCCTTTCCTACAAAATGTGGCTCTCCATTTATTGTTAGTGCGCGGATAGAACCAAACTCCGCATTTGTAAATTTTCGCAATTCGTTCATTAGAATTACCTCCTGTTATTTTTTGAGGACTATTCCTCTAAATAACAGGCAAAGAAAAATGGCAGGATTTTACCCCTGCCAATCATTTATTTAATCTTTTTTATAAAATTCTGTTTCATATCCATCTGCACGAAGTAAAATACCGGAAATCCAAGGTGGAGTTCTACCCATTTGCTTGCAAATAGCATCAAGAGAAACATTCTTACTACATTCAATAATCAATTCATCATGGACATGACCTACGATAAAACAATGAGATAACGTTCTGATGGCATACATTAAAATATCTCTGCTAATTGCTTGTACTATATTTTCTACAAACTTCGGCCCGTAACTTTCGATTCGTTCCCATTTCTTAGTTGCTCCTACACCTTCATAGGTTACCGATTCACTCCCGAACTGATTTACTCCCATCTTAGGTTTTACATAGGAAAGTCTTCTGCCACTTGGAAGTTCAATAAAAAGCATTCCGCTTTTATAGAAAAAACTGATATTCCCAATTTTTGATGGAGTTCTTTCAATAACTGCTTTCTTTACAGCACGATCAACATTCCACCAAAATTTAACAATATTAGGATTTGCCTCTCGCCACATATTCACAAGTGGTTGTAATTCTTCTTCATTAAGTCCCATATCAAGAGCTCCCATTGCTTTTAAAGCACCAACAGAACCACCATAGCCAAGTGCTAATTCTGCGATTTTACCTTTTTGTCTTAAATGAGCGTTTTGTCCATGTTTTTCTACCGGAACACCAAACATCTGACTTGCCGATGCGCAGTAGATGTCACCACCATTTGCAAAGACCTCTGCTCGCCATTTTTCTCCTGCAAGATGAGATAACACTCTAGCTTCAATTGCAGAAAAATCAGATACAATAAATTTCATACCTTTTCTTGGTACGAAGGCGGTGCGAATAAGCTGAGATAAAGTATCAGGAATATCATCGTAAAGCATATTCATAGCCTCATAATTTCCAGCCTTTACAAGTCCTCGTGCATCTGCTAAATCTGACATATGATTTTGAGGAAGATTTTGTAATTGAATAAGTCTACCAGCCCATCTTCCACTTCGATTGGCTCCATAAAACATGAACATTCCTCTTGCTCTTCCATCTCTACATACTACGTTTTGCATAGCTTGATATTTCTTAACTGAGGATTTGGAAAGCTGCTGTCTTAATTCAAGCACTGTTTTAAGTGGTTCTTTCACTGTCTTTAATACTGCTGCAACTTCCTTTTTACCAAGACTATCCATCTCTAATCCATTGTTAGAAAGCCAATCTTTCATTTGCATAACTGAATTAGGATTTTCAAGACCAGTTAGTTCTTGCATTTTATGTGACAGTACTGTTTTAGACCTCTCATTAAAAGAAATAGCATTTTTCACGACATCTAAATCAAGAGCAATTCCTCTATCATTAATTTCCTGATCAAGATGATATTCTTCCCAAATGAAATCCGGTACTGGGAACTTAGAAAGTTTTTCTTGTATAGCCATTTCTACCTCAACATCTCTTTTGTTATATTTCTTAAATAACTCCCACTTTGCTTTATCGTGAATTGGTAGATTTCTAGTTCTACCACCATTTACTTTCGTAGCTTTACAAGGAACACAGAAATATCGGATAAGTTCCTTTCCCTCAGTCATCTTTTGTTCTGATAATCCTAATACCGCACCTGCTCCTGCAAGTGATAAAGGAAGCCCCATATATGCAGACCAAATCATAGAACATTTCCAAGATACAGGACTAAGATAATCACCAACTGTATCTTCCAAAATACTATATGATGTAAATTCATTCTCATAAAATCTTCGTAAATATATAGATAAACAAACTCTTTCAAAATTGGCATTAAAAGCCCATTTTGTAATATCTTCATCAGTTAATGCTTTAATAATCTCTATAGGTATTTCTTCTCCTTGAGCTAAATCAACCACAGTTACTTCACTGCCATCAACCGAATATGCAAATAATAAAATTTCAAAGTTCTCTGACTCCACATACTTATAGACACCGCATTTCTGCAAATCAACATCTGAGTATGTTTCAATATCAATACTGATATTTTTCATTTCTTGCCACCTTCCTAAAAAGTAAGACGGTAAGATTTCTCCTACCGCCAAACCTACATTATTTCAAACTTTTCATACGTTCTTCATGGTACTCAAGTTCTCTTTTTTCTCGTCTTCTATCAAAGATAAAACTTTGAATGCTATCGATTAACAAAGTAACACTTAAACTAGTCCAAGCTAAAATACATACAAATAAAATGATTGTCTCTAAAAATTCCATATTTTTCACCTAAACCCTTTCTTAAGATAAGAAATCATCATCTACGTCTGTCGCAAAATCATCCTCAGCACGTGATTTACCACCAAGTGGTTCTCCATCTCTAATCTTTTGTAAGTTATTAAGACCACAAGCAATACCTTTATTCCCGTTAGAATTAAATGCGTAAAGGCTGATTGATGCACGTCCATAAACACCACTATAGACTTCACTGCGGTCAATGATTGTATTTCTATCAACATCTACAATGCCAGGTGCTGATGGAGAGTTAGCATTGATGAAATAGCTATTTGCATATGCTTCATCGTCTGGTCTTTCAAGGTCTCCGTCACGAAGAGGAGTCTTAATTGCAGAAAGTGCAGGAACACTTCTACCATTGCCTTTAAGTTTTGATTGACCTTCTTCATAAGCTGCCTTAATTGCAGCATTGATTTTATCCACTGTTGTCTTATCTGATTTTGGAATGATAAGGCTGACACTATACTTTGGAGCACCACCATTGATTGATTTTGGCTCCCAGACATTTGCATAGCTCCATCTTGTGTTAGGTCCTGTAATTACTTTCATTGGGTTATTAAATTTTGACATATTCTTTTCCTCCTATTAGTCATTAAAATCTTCTTTTGCTGTTTTGATTTCCGGACGTTTATCACTTTCCGGAACAAGTGTTGGTTTGCCTTCTGGCTTGTAAACCAAATCACCTAGTAATTCATTAAATTTCTTCTTACCAAGAAGTGTAGTCATAGCTGTTATTCCTAGTAACTTCTTCTCATATGGGTCTTTTCCTATACTCGTTACAGTTTCTGCCACTTTATCTTCATCGGTATACTTGCGAACACTGCGACCTTCAACTACTTTAAATCCGTCATAGTGAACACCACTCATTGCCCTTTGAAGTGCATACTCTTTAACATCAGTTGCCCATGACACAAGTTCATCTACTTTTGAAAGAACAATTGAAATCTCGGCATCTTCTAATGTTACAGGCATCTCAAAATCATACTTTGCAAGTTCCATGTTTTGTTCCATGCGTTTCCTACAAGTTGCTTTGACCTTACAAAATCTACAATGATCTCCTGCCATAAATTCACCTTCGCCATCAAAGGCTAATTTTGCTCTTGGTACTAGAACTGTATCTGCCCAAGTGTAGAGATTATCTTTTTTCATAACGAATGTACTGATGTTTTCTCTTCTTGGTTGGAAGATAGTCATTGAAACATTATCAATGTCATAAATTCCATCGTACAAATTCAATGCACCTAATGCGTAACACATCATTTGAGGGTTATGGTCAGCTAATACTTCTACACCTTGACCATGCTTATAATCAATTACATGAAGAGTTCCATCTCCAATAATTACGCAGTCGCCAGTTCCAAATCCGTTAGGAACATAATTTGAAAAATCAAGTTTCTCTTCAATAAGAATAACTGGGTCTTTACAAGTTTTCTGTGTTTCTTGATTTACAGATAAGCAAAAGTTTTTGTACTCTTCTGCACATCGTTCCATTTCTTCGTCATAGAAACTAAGGTTCTCTGTAGGGTCAGTGCTTTCCATACCAATTGCAATCTTTAATTTGTATTCGCAAAGAGCATGGGCTTCAGTACCTTGCTTTGCATATTCACTATTTGTTTCACAATTTACTTTTTCTGCCTCTGCATTAAGTTTTGCTGATGGCGGACAGTTAATCCAACGGTGGCTAGATGATGCAGACAATAATGCATGTGCTGCCATTTACATCACCTCCACTTTTTGCAAGAGTTCTTCATACTTTAATGGATCCACATCTGAAAGTTTTTCTACACCAAATTCGGTAAGAATTGCTTTAATTTCAGCTGTATGACCTTCTCTTGATTTAGCAGCAAGAACTCCTCGCACTTCTTCAAATGTAAAATCCTTTTTTGTTGTTTGTTTTTCTTCATCTGAAGAAAATAGCTGTGAAAGACTATCTGCAATACCAATAAGCATTTTGCCACATTGTTTTAACTGTTTAACCTGTGATGCTAACTCACTTGATTTACTCATCAGATATTTCCTCCTTCCTTTAGTTCTTTGACATCAACGGACTCAACCGTCTGTCCCGGAGCAAGCAAATACACTTGTGTAAAGTCACCAAATAAGAATCGTGCAATTCTTGAGGGTAAACGCATATCTGCCGCTCGTAGGACTTTGGCTTTCTTTCCGTTTGGGTCTGAAACATTGATTGTGATTTTGTGTTTCATTGCCATTTTCCTTACCTCACTTTCTGTAAGGTGTTGTTCCTTACGAATAACAGGCAAAGATAATAGATCAATTTTTACCCTTTCTATAAAAATTATTTAGAAAAGTTTTCTTTGATATATTTCATGGCATTGTCACGATGTTTTTTGACATTCTTAACACTGATTCCAATCTGCTTTGAAACATCAGTTAAGCTCCATCCATCAAATTCTGTAAGTTTAAGAACTACTCTTTGCTTTTCAGTAAGTTCTTCAATAAGTTCACGGACTCTTTCTGTATTATCATTGACAACACAGTTTTGACTCATTGCCAACTGATATAAAAGACGGCTCTTATCAAAATCAGAATCTGCCCCATCTGTACTAAAGTCATATTCAAGGGAAAGGTTGTAATTTCTCGGAAATCTCTCATTAACAGCACAATTGATTTCGTCCTTTGTTGGAGCATAGCCATTCTTAGCTGTTTCTTCCTCAACAAATTTTGTGATCCATTCTTTGATTTCTGCTTTTTCTTCTGAGGTTCTTTCAGGCCTTAAGTTTTTGTTGTTGTAATAGACCTCACTATCATCCAGAGCATGTAGCATTTTGATATCAGCCTCGGTAACTCCGTTCTCTCCAGGTCGAATAACGATTCTTTCTTCTTTACCATCAGCACTTGTAAATGTGTAAGTGTAAGTATCTCTTTTCTTGTAATTTGTCTTTCTAATTTTCATACTTTGTCCTTTCTGCCTAGTTCTTGCAGAAGGGCAAAGGAAACAAATAAAGGTCGATGCCTATAGAAGTACCGACCTATCAAGCCTGAAAAAAGACATAAGGAAAGTAGGGTACTTCTTCGCACCACTCACAGGAAGTCCTGTGATTAGTGTCGATATCTGTATCCAATGCCCTTATAGCTAATCAGGCCTTGTGATATTTATTTTTAAGTGCTTCTGGCACTTAGTTGAATCCACTAAATGGACTCAACTAAAAGTCAGAATAAGACTATAAAATGAAGTGTTTGTATAATTTGTGTCTGCGAACGCATCTTTGTGCTCTGTAAAGTATAGATTCCACTGTATTTATCTGATATAATTTAGGTTAAGCCTATATCTAAATAAAGAATTACTAATTACAAACACTTGCTGTTTGCTTTTTACAATACCCATTATAGATAATTAAATGGATAGAACTTGGTAGCGATGGGTAGGCTTGGGTAGGCTTGAGTGTAAATAAAAACACAGAAAGAGGTGGATTATGGAATTCACAGAATTTGCACAAAAAATAAAACCCATCATCGGTGGTTCATACAGCACTCACGTTTTTACAAAAACACTGTTTGAATCCATCATTACCGAAGAGGGTTTATTACAAATTGAAGATATAAGCGAAAGCACTTTTAAAGCTTATTTTAACGGGAAAACAACAATTACTAGGTTTTCCAAACGTATTTTGCCCTATATTGAACCTGCACAATTCATTGTATACTTAGATAATTTTTCTGAAGCAACAACTCAAAGGCTGTGCGATGCTTTTCATCCTTACATAAATGACATTGATCTATATAATGCTTCAGAAAAAATTGCATATTATTTTGAAGAGATTCTTACAATGGCTGCCGCACAAAAACGAAAAAGCACTCCTAAGAGTGCTAAAAAAGACAGTGATAAAACATCACATGATATTCTTACTGAAAAGATCTTGGCTTCTGGACAGGCAGTAGCCGATGCGTGGGGAAACGCAGTAAGCAACCTGGTAGATGGATTAAATAAAAGCAGCATTACCGGAGCAACAAGTGTTCAGCTTCCTGAAGAACAGGCAGACGAATCCCCCTATTCTGCCGAAGACAATTTACTGCTTGAAGAGTTCACAGCAGATTATGACGAAATCATGGCTGCTCTCATCGGAGAAAACTATGCTGTATCATTAATCGATATGACTCTGCCTTGTAAAATAAAAGACTTGTATGAAACTAAGTGGATGTCAAAAGCAGATGTGTTTGCTGATCCAACCTTAAAGTCATATGTTTTTGGTTTACTTGGAGAACTAAACAATATAAGTAACAGCTTTTTATTCGATGGCTCCGTCACTCCTTTTTTAGGAAATGCCAGAACCAAAATACGCAATTTGTATGTAAAGCTTCATCCAGATCAATTTGCATGCTCATTTCCCTACGATGCCTTTATCGATGACTGGGATGACGGAGAATACTAATAAACGAAAGGAGGAATGTTAATGCCAACAATCGATGAGTCTATCAAAAAGATAGATAATGTAATATGTAGGCATTTAGATGAAATAGAAAATAATTCTCGTGGTGCTATTTCTCAAGATATTTTAGAGCAACTGACGAAGTTCGTGAACCACTTCATGCTCAAGTTTTATGCCGATGGCAGAGAAATACCTATAACTGCCGAAAACATAGCAAAAGCCACTGAGTTTGCGCAGATAAACAGCGACTTGTACACTTTATACAAATTTCATAATTACCTAGAAATTGTCACCACGCAATACACTCTAGATGAAGATGGCTCTGAACGATTAATGCTTAAGTATTACCAATACTTATTAGAAGCAAAGAATCTTCTCAGACACTACTATGGTATCGAAGTATTACATAACATAGATAAGTTTCCTCTGCATCTGGATGATACCTTGCAGGAATACTACAAAAAGATTTCTGAAATAATAGAACGGCATCCTGTGGAATTACATACCGACAGTAAAGATAAATACTATATTCAGAAAATCAAACCGCTGTTTGTAAATAGAAAAATATATTATGAAGTCACATTCACACCTATAGACGATAGGAAAAACAAATCCAAATCTAACAGAGTAATTGCTTTTACCAAACTTCCAATCAAAAGCAATTACGCATCAAAGTTTCATCTTATATATGAGACTATCGAGATATTAGGAAAAACAATGCCTATCATCATTATAGATGGCTGGGAAGTTTCCATCCGTGACTGTGAATTTCAAAATTTCATTTCACTGATAAAAGGCAAGAAAATAAGAGTACCTTATCCAGAGCAACGATTAATCTGTGAGTTCCTCACTAAAACAAAATACACTTTGACTGCTCTAATGGACTTCCCGGACGAGGCATATGATAAAACTACTCTCCAATGGAAAAACAACCTTAAGTCCATGGTGTTTATTCCAATTTTAGATGAATGTAGAAAGCTTATACGAGAAGGTCGTAAAGGACAAAATATGTTGCGATACCTTCTTTATAACATGAACAACGTTATAATTAAAAGCCAATATTCCTCTGGCTACTATAGAAAATATTATGAAGAGTGGATAACTGCCGGAAACAGTCAGCTTTCTGGTTTGTATTTGTCAAATGGTTGCAGGCAATTTGATTCTTTACCATTCAACAGATCTCCTGTTGGTCATAATCCAAAATTAGGAGCTGTTTTCGAATGTATTCCTTGTAAGGATAAACGTCCGGAATTATTCGCAAGATTTATAAGAAATAACACGGAAGGCAAAGGTCAGCTTTTCACTGATGTTGATGAATTGATTTATTTTCCTGATTATCCAAGTCTCATCGAAAAGTATAACAGTAGCCTTTACTCAGGTCACAGACCTGCAAGTGATTTAATGCTTGAACATAACCAAGTATTTATAAACGATTACAAACTTGATACTTGCAAGGTGATTGAAAAATTACAGGGGTTGGCAGAGTCAGGTATTGAGAATTACAGTACAGATGTTGAATTTTGGCTATTATTTGATGATTACGAAATTGATTGTATTGAAAAAAGAGACATCATCACTCGTATATTTTCAGAATCAAAAGTTGGTGTAATATATGGCTCCGCAGGTGTAGGGAAATCTACGCTTATAAACCATGTTTCTCATTACTTAAATGATGAAGCAAAATTGTATCTAACGCAAACAAATCCTGCGAAAGAGAACTTGATGAGAAAGATTGATGCTGATAATGCAAGCTTCTCTACAATTGCCAGTTTCTTAAATCAGAATTCTAGTGAAAAATATGAATTATTAGTTATTGATGAATGTAGTACAGTTAGCAATAAAGATATGGTAAAGGTGTTGCAAAAAGCAAACTTTGAGATGCTTTTATTGGTTGGAGATACTTATCAAATTGACGCAATTCAATTCGGAAATTGGTTCTCGGTACTAAAATCATTCTTGCCAGAAAGTGCTGTATTTGAACTGACCCAGCCTCATCGAACAAAAAACGAACGATTGCTTGAACTATGGGATAAGGTTAGAAAGATGGATGACACAGCGAAAGAGGTCATTGAGAGAGAAAGTTACTCCTTAAAAGTAGATGAAACCCTACTCTCTTCGCTTGAACCAGGCGAGGCTATCCTCTGTCTAAATTATGATGGCTTATATGGAATTAACAATATCAATAGGTTTCTACAAGAAAGCAATCCTAACCTCGCTGTTCAATGGGATGTTCAGCAGTATAAAGTTGGAGATCCAATTCTCTTCTTAGATTCGGACAGATTCCATCCCGTCATACACAACAATATGAAAGGACTTATCAAGGGAATAGAAATTCTAGACCTAGGAACTCATGATGAACGCATTCAGTTTGATGTTGAGATACCAAAGGTAATAGATGAAAGTGATATTAGATTCATCGATCTCCAGCTACTTGAATGTTCGGAAGATGAAAATAAATCAGTAGTCAGATTTTATGTACACAAATTAAAGAGTGCTGATGAAGATGGAGATGATAGAAGTTCATACAATGTTGTTCCATTCCAGATTGCTTACGCAGTATCCATTCATAAAGCACAAGGACTGGAATATGACTCTGTAAAGATAGTTATTACAGACGAGGTTGAAGAACTTGTAACACACAATATCTTCTACACTGCTATCACAAGAGCCAGAGAAAAATTGAAAATCTACTGGACTCCAGAGGTTGAAGAAAAGGTAATCAACAGAATCAAGCCACGTGATATTAGTAAAGATGTAGAACTTTTAAAAAATTATCTTACAGATGAACAACAATATGATTTCAGTGATTTTATTTTTTGAAACGAGGAGGTAGATTATGCGAATCAGTTATAACAAATTATGGAAAATGTTAATAGATAAAGGAATGAATAAAAATGATCTTAAAGATGCTTCTGGTATAAGTGCAGCATCCATTGCCAAATTAGGAAAAGGAGCAAACATCACCACTGATGTTCTTCTTAAAATCTGTAAAGCAATGGATTGTAAATTAGAAGACATCATGGAAACTATAAAGGATTAAACTAAGGAGGAATTTCAAATGAGTCAAAATATTATAGAATATGCCAGAGAACTATCCGTAAGCAAGCTTTTTGAGACCAACGGTTTTTCATCAGTTTGGAATACTTGGAAAGCGAAAATTAACACCGATATTTTCAATTCATCTACTCCAACCGAACATCAAATTTATTCCATTGGAGACAACTTAAGAGATATTTTCAAAACTACTGGTCAAGCAGGAAGAAGCCAGAGTGATGTTGCTGGAGGCGGAGCAAATTGGGAAGCTTTAGTTTGCTGGTATTTAAATCTTTGTTTAATTGGGAGAAGAACATTTGTTATTAAACATAATCGAGAATTAATACCCGAGCCTATAAATAAGGCCATCACCGTAAATTATGGTAATTTCAGATCTAATACCGAATCTGATTTAATTGCAATTACCTTTCCTGATAAAATTGAATACAACATGGATAAAGATAACATCAACATTAATGATGTCAATGGTAATCCCGTGGCAACATACTCCGGAAGAACATATCAATTCCTACCAATTTTAAATGCATTAGTTTCTAGAGACTTCGATGATATTGAAATTCATATTATTCAATGTAAAACAAATTGGAATGATAACGCACAAATCCCTATGCTTTGGGATGCTGTATACTCAGCTAATACTTTTAGAAATGGAATCTCTGTTGGCACTGATGGTTATTCAATTCACGATGCCAAAAGATTTACATATTCTTTTGTTACCGTTCCTTCAAATCAACTTGTAAAAAATGGACGTCAACAATACAAAAATACTTCAACAGCGGTTTTGAGAGTTATTAATCTCTCTGGGGGCAACTATTGGGGTTTACCATCCTCTGCTGGTGTTGCAAGTTCTATAAAGGAATTAGTTGAACGCAATTTAAAAACCGGGCATACCAATGGAATCATATCTACAATTCGCACTGCTTTGCCCGATTTAGGTACAACATATAGCTATTTTAATTTATTATAAAACCTTTAAGATTTCCTCCGCTATTGCTTTTGCTAATAGTGGAGGAACTGCATTTCCTACCTGAGTGTACTGTGGAACTTCAACTCTTCTTCTTAGTCCACCTGTGGTTCTTTTGCCTAAAAATTCAAACGAATCATCAAATGACTGACATCTAGCCATTTCACGAACGCTAAATGTTCTATCTTCCCATGGACTAATATAGTCATCAGCAATGGTGACCACCGTTGAAGATGGTTGATTAGAGGCGAATCGTTGTCTTATATTTTTCTTTGTTAATAACACCTCAACTTGTTCTTTTGTTGCCTTTGCATCCTTAAAAAGAGCCACAACGTCCTCGGACTTCATTTTGAATTTTTCACTGCACAGTTCAATCAAAGCAGGCTTGTCAGAAATATCTATACCTTCTTCTATTACACGTTTTTTAAGGTTAGATCCACTTTCGCCTTGCTTGAATAATCCGAATCTTTCTCCAACAACCGCTGTTTGCTTTGATAGTTCCATATTCATCTCTTGTTCGCAAGAAATCGGTGTCCCTGAAATAGTTGGTGTTCTTCCTTTGATACTTGCTAATTGATAAGGAGTCTTTTTAGGACACACTTTCTGTCTCACACTATCATCAACAATCAAGTCTCCAATTGCATCAAGTAGAGTAAGATAATTGTCAGGAGTAACAGTCGGTTTAGGGTATTCAGGTGGAGTTAATCCGCTCTTATAACCTATAAAAATTATTCTATTTCTTCTTTGTGGAACACCATAATCAGCCGCATTTAATATTCGCGGCTCTAAGGTATCATAACCTATCTCATGTAGTTCGCTTCTCAGAATGTCAGGGGTTACACTTCCATCTGGATATTCGATACCAGTAATTCCTTTATATCCCAAGAACTGCATATCAACAAAACCTTCAACATTTTCAAGTACAATATATTTAGGCCTTACTTCACTTATCACTCTTACATATTCACCAAAAAGCATATTACGAGGGTCGGATTTATCTCGCCTACCAGCTCTTGAAAATCCTTGGCAGCTAGGACCGCCAATCATTAAATCTATTTCCGGTATTTCACGCTCATTAAATATTTCAAGAGATGAAATACTCTTTTTAATTATATTGCCTGTAAGATTTCTAATATCCGCTCTTTCAAACCATGTGTTTTTTCCTTGAATCAACCCAAGCTGCTCATGTCTATGCTTGTATGTCACTTCAACCATATCACTGATATCTGAACTAAATAATATATGAAATCCGGCTTGAATCAATCCTTCGGAACAACCTCCTGCTCCGCAGAATAAATCAATTGCATAAGCCATATTATTCCTCCAATCTTATATGATAAATTATACTCGATGGCCTTGTAAAAGTCCAGGAGTTTATGCTATATTGGCATCATTTTTTTTAAATATCAACATACCAATTGAAAATAATCTGATTTATTTATTTGTTACCGGTTGAATAACGTATGACCAAGTTCAACATTTTTGTATAGTCGACCTACTGCAATATTTCTGTATGCTCAACTATCCAAATTCATAAATTTATATCAGTTTTTTTTACATTTTTTCTCCACCAAATGGTCTAGCTAAAAACACGGAAAAGCCTTATTTAAAACCGTTTTCACACTTTTACTTATGTACTTTAGTCAACAATACTACGCTCTCAACATGGCTCGGTTCTCCAACGAGTAACCTACTCAAGACCCACTGTACAAGGGAATGGTGGAATGCACTTTTTCCCTTAAAATCTAGGGTTTCGAGCCTGTGAAAGGCTTGATTGCACTTTATTCTTCGTACAACATTATACTTCCAAAAATAATAGTTCATATAAATATGTCTATACAATATGTGTTTCTATTTTTCTAATGACTTCCATAATTTTGTTGCCTTTTTATATGTAATTGGTTTCTTTATATGATGTGGTATTTCTTGTCTATCTTTATCATCAAAGTAATAGTATACTACTGATTTGACTTTCGGATTTTGACTTAATAGCAGAAATAAATGTTCATCATTATTGGGAGATAATCCTAAGATTTCAACTTGACCACTAATAGATTTGAATAATTCTTCCTTTTTTCTTGTGTCTGGCTCTATTAACTCTCCATATTTATCAAGCCATGACCAACTCATAACTGCGTTACTATAAACATGATCCATGTCTGTGACTTTTTTAGCAATCAAATTATCACACTCAGCTTTATGATTCGTATAATAGATACTATTAACATTATACTTAGGTGAAAGTTGATTGAATTCACCGTGCAAATGGCATACCGAATCTGTTCTTCCAAGGATGTTTTCAATATTATAATCATAATTAGTAGTGAAAATCCGAGTAAAATGTTCAAAAAATTTTTTTGTGCCAACTGGTGCATTTTTATGTACATCATTAATTTTTCCGTCATTAAATATACAATCAACCATTATTTGCTGCAAAAAGTCAAACATCACTTTCCTATAAAACTCAGATTTTTCATCACCATCTTTTTCCTTAAAACTATTATTAAAGGTTTCAAATGCCAAGAAATAGTCTTCAAGGAAAACCGTTTCTATTGTACTTCTTTCTGGATAAGTTCTTTTAATTCTATCTAACTCCATTAGCATAAAAAGTCCATCAGCATATTTTTTATAACCTCCGGCTTTAATGCTATCAATAATTTTCACAAATTGCTCTAACATCTCTAGTTGTTCTTTGGGATTAAGACTATTCTCAGTCAATGCAACATATTTTCCAGAATTAATATTTTTTATAACCCTACTCATTATTGCTGAATTCGAATAATTTTCATAGCCACCAAATTGTATATCAATACCATTGCCAACCAATAAATATTTCTCCATGCACAACTCTCCTATCTATTCTTTCTTGGAAGTTTTAAATCTAATTTACCTCCTAGAACGCCTGCACTAATTCCAGCCACAGTCATCAAAGCAAAGCTGATACCTCCGACAAGTTTCCAGTTGAATTCTCTCTTTTCAGAATCCTTTTTATTTACCTTGTCTTCGATTTCTTTTTCCTGCTGACGAATCTCTGTATCTTTTTCGTTCGCCATTTTTACTAGTTCAGCCTCTCTGTTTAATATCTCAATCATCATCTCAGGAGGAAGGTTTGGATTATCGAGAAGTTTACTGCAATCAGCTTGCACTTGTTTTACAAAAGCATAAAACTGTTTTCTACTATCTGCAGCCTGATCCATTTCTTTGTTTGTTACACCGTAATACTCCTTAACGCTTGCATCATCACTACTTACAATTGTATCAAGCATCCCCTTGTATTCAGTTAATGAAGATTTCATTAATCCAACAAATTCAGGAAATTGTGCAAGCACTTCTTTAGCCACTTCAGGACGAAGTTCGCCTATCTTTGATGCAAAACTAATCACGAATATATAAAACTAGATAGGGATAAATCCACCTTTAAAAGCCATAGGGATTTTAGCTCTGAGAAAGAGATATCCTTTAAACACTTTTAGGGTGAA